TCAATCTGACCACCACGAGAACGAGCCGCGTTCAACGCCTGTTTCATGTTTGTCATAATGTGGTACTTAATTTCTTCTAACTCATAATCCTCTTCAGTAAGCTCATCCTTACCTATCTTTTTCATTAGGTTGTCATACTGATTGGTAAAGAAATTTAGCTTACGAACCGCAGCTTCTACATATCCACGAGAGCTTGCCGCCTGTGCCTGCTTTTCGTTAATCTTAATCTCAAGCATCTCACGTTCTAAGTCATCTGTTTCTTCTAGGAGCTTACGCTCTAGCTTCTTGAGCTTTACTTCCTCTTTCTTCATCTTGAAGTAGCCCTCTTGCAAAGCCGCCTTTGTTTTCTCTATCTCAGCAAGGCTGTGCTTTACAGAACGTATAGGTGTGATCGCAGTTACATCTAGTGTCACACTCATCATCTGTGAATGAGACTTATAAAAATTGCTAGATGCCTGTGCGATTGCAGGCGCTTTTTCTGCAATGTTTGCCAACATAGATTTGTATTCAGGCTTCGCTTGTGGAAGCTGAATCTTAATGTCAGGCGTTGTTAACGCGATTTCATTTGTGGTATCTTTTGGCATTATGATGGTTTCGTTGGCATGGTGTGAGTATGAGGCCATCCTGATGCACTTGGCAAGTCTCTAAGTGCCTGACGATAAGTAACCCACTCAGCTTTCTTTTCTGTGCTCAAAGCGGTATCAGCCATTTGTGTCCAATCAGAATCTGCCAACAGTGTTGTTCGAGTAGACCTTGCACCTTCGGCTGCTCGTGCATCTACATTAGCACGATACGCTGTAGTTTGTGCGTCAACCGATTGCACTGCGCCATCATCGTCGGTGTACTCAGTAAATACTGGTCCAACAGAATTAACTGTCATCCAGTTGCCATCAGAATCTTGCGCTACACCAGACCTAAAACTATATTCATAAGGCGGTGTCGTTGTGGCTTGAGCACTTTCCATAACAGGATCTGCACCAAGACCGTCTAGTCTTTCTTTAGTAAGCGTTGGCTCTAAAACAGGTCGAGTTTTCTTGTGCATCGTGCGGAAGGTTATTTCCGTTACCACCTCGCCTGTTTCTCTTATTCTTATTAGTCCCATGACTAAACTCCTTTCTTATGCTATTGCGTAGAAAATCCAATTTCCTGTTGCTAAATAACCCGATGCAACTTGAAATCCTGAACTCAATGGATCTATTACATCATTACCTGTTGTTTCAGCGTCAGTTGTGTCTAACTTTAAAAATGGGTCATTTCCTGCAACTATGCCTCTTACAGAATCAAATACAATCCAACTACCTGTATCATTATATCTTTTTAAGAGCACAAACCTAGCACCACTGGTAAATCCACAATCTACATCTGTTGTACTTCCATTCGTATGGCTAAAGCTTCCCACCTTCGATATACCTGCCAAAGTAGCGAAAAGATAGGCTATGTAAGGTGTAGCAGTAAAATTTGGAGCTCCAGTATTTTTATTTACCGTATCACTAATACCTACTGTAAAAACACTTGCAGTAGGCGCAGTGCTATTCCATCTATCTGAATTTGACTGTTGGGCATAACTTTGATTTAGATTTAAGTAATAAGAAGCGTTAGTCAGGTCTTTGTGGTAAACTTGCCATTCAGAAGCAGCAGATGATGCACCACTCCTACGCTTTACCCACATCATCTCTGGGACAACACCAAGATTATGCGAAACGTTTTGAGAGGTTGCACCATCGCCGTCATAACAAACAACGTCAAAATAGCCTCTGGATCTTTTCCAACCAAGATGATTATATGTACCACTGTCGTTAGCTGCTGTGCCTGTATATTCAACTGTAGTTTGTTCTTTGTTAAAAGAAGATAAAGCTGTGGACTCAGCAGAATTAGCATTAGTAAACATGTACTTACCACCTGTTAGACGGTCAGTAATAAAATGTGACATACCAGAGGTAGTTCTGTTTGCTATGTGCATGTCTGGAGTAATACCAAAGTCAACTTTTGTATTATCTATAAGAGTATTAGTATTTTGAACTATGGAAAAAACCTGACTCGCAGCAGTTGGTGCAGCTTGAGGTCTGCGTATTGCCATGTAGATAAAAACTGTATTATTACCAAAAAACCCAGTTGGTGCTAAAAAACCTGTTGGAGTAGGTTTAAAAAAAGGACTTGAATTAGCTTCCACACCAGAGGTGTTTGCTTCTAGCTGCGCATTTGCAAACGGATCTGAAGCACTTCCACTGTAATTGAACCCACGCATCATGTCAAAGATTCTCCAACCACTTGAAGCAGAAGAACTTTTTATCATTAACCATTGAGGTTCAAACCCTAAAGTTATCTCTTGCTCTGATCCACTTTCCGTATAACTCCCACACTTAATTATATCTTCATCTTGATTGGGGCCAAACTCACCGTCACCATCGTTGTGTGCGAATAGGTAGGCTACATAATTAATACCGTTATGATTTACGTTTCCACTTACATTTAAATTATCCGCATCAAATCTAGTAGTCCAATAGACATAATTAGATTGTTCAGCAACAGTGGTGTTTAATCTTAGAGACTTGTTGGCATTTAAACCTCTATGATCTACCCACCAAGCATCAGCAGTACCATCACCACCAACACCACTTAGAGGTTTGTACATTATCATTCCAGGCGCAACCCCAAGATTATGAGGTATATCTCTTCCGTTTACACCGTTTCCAGTATATGTAACGATGTCAAAAAATTTAGCCTGTTTCCGAAATGTCCAACTGACGTATTCAGCTTCATTTTGATTACCTTTAGTTCCGCTACTTAGCGAGAACCCATTTGAGTTAAAAGCCGTTATGCCGCCATCATTAAATTGAGCATCCGCTGTATTTGATTCTAAATTATACCCCCCACCTCTTACAGTATCTCTTAAATAATGATCTTGCCCGTCTGGTGGAGTGGGGTGTACTCTCATCTTTTGCCAAACCAAGCCACCTTTTGTAAGGTCAATATTATTTGTAATTGTTTGCGCTACATTTGTACCGTTATACAAGAATGTTGAAAAAACATTTTCCACGCTAGTAGCAACGTTCCCAACCGTGGGCCATTTGCTTTTCTTCTGTAGCTCTACAACTTCGTCTATTGACCACACCCCTGGAGCAGAGGTTGACTCTAGGTTATTAGCAGGCTCGACAGCCGTGGCTCTTATTATATTCGCCTCGTATCGTTTATCAGACATTATGCTATTCCCCCGTGTACGTTAGAACAAGCGCCATGTAGTCGTTTTCCGCTTCCAGTTAAGTCACCAAAATCTGTGGAATTTCCTGTTGAGGCTATCGTAATATATTGAATTACAGTTAAATCATTTGCACCGCCAGAAAAAAGCCCCCTAGTTTCTGATGAACAAGCTGCTAGCTGAGTATCAGCATTAAGCAAGTCTCCAAAATCTGTGGCATTTCCTGCACTTGCTATGGTTACATAATCTATTACATTTGAATTAGCACTTCCAGTGCCGCCTCCAAATATACCTCGTGTACTTGATGAGCAAGATGAAATAAAATTTCGTGCTTCAGTTAAATCTCCAAAATCTGAGCCATTACCAGTTGACCCAATGGTTACATATTCAATAGTATTTAGCTTTGTTCCACCTGTATTATTGCCGCCACCATAAAGCCCTCTAGTAGTTGAAGCACATCCAGATAACCCAGTGACTGCTGCCGTTGTGTCTCCAAAGTCTAAGGCATTTCCCTCTGAGGCTATTGTTATGTAATCTATATTTGCTATTGGTAGAAATGACGAGTTACCTCCTCCAATAAATAGCCCTCTTGTGTTGTTTGATGCACTACCTTTATGATAACTTCCTAGGGTAAGATTACCAAAGTCGGAGGCATTACCAGTAGACGAAACAGTTACAAAGTCTATAACATCCTTGTAGTCGTGTCCTGCGCCAAAAACACCCCTAGTGGAACTACCAAGTCCAGAGAGATAGTATCTTGCTACTGTTAAGTCACCAAAATCTTCAGCATTACCTGTGGTAGATATTGAAACAAAATCAATATTTGCAACAGTAATTCCCCCTGCAAACAAACCTACATCTGATGCAAACGGTCTAGGCCAAGCACTAGCATTCTGCATCTGCGTTGTGAGCGACCATACACCTTGATAATTTGGCATTATGAAAGTCCTCCGTGAGCGTTGGTTGCTGCGGCAAGTTGATATCGGGCTAAACTTAAATCACCAAAATCTGTAGCATTACCTAAAGAAGAAAATACACCTGTTTCAATTATATTTAAATAGGCACTAGAAGCGTACCCACCTGCACAGAAAAAATTTGTAGTGCTTGAAGCACCAATAGGGCGTTCACGAGCAGACGTTAAATCTCCAAAGTCTTGCATGTTTCCAGTAGAAGCTATAGTCAAATATTGTATAACGTTACTGGCACTGTCTGCTCCCGCCATTACTCCTCTAGTTGCATTTGAAGAAGTGGCTCCAGAACGTTCCTCGCCGCTTAACATATCCCCAAAATCGGTAGCATTTCCTGTAGAAGCCATAGTTATGTAATCTATTTTATTAACGGTGCCACTTTCATACCCGCCTAAAAAAAGACCCCTAGTTGTTGAATTAACGTTTCCTCTGGTGCTACTTCTTGCTGCGGTTAAATCTCCAAAGTCTTGTGCGTTTCCTGTGGAAGATATAGTAACATATTGTATTACATTTGTATTTCCATTTGGATACCCACCGCCCCAAATTCCTCTAGTTCCATTTGAAACTGCTCCAAAAGCATAATTAGTTTGTCCTGCTGCCGCTTCTAAAAGATTACCAAAAGAAGAAGAGTTTCCAGTAGAGGCTATAGTCACATATGTTATAGCACTTGTAACTCCACTACCTCCCCCATTAACGGCTCTTGTACTGCTTGCTGTGCTTGCTGAACGCTGAGTGGCTGTGGATAAATCACCAAAATCAGAAGCGTTCCCCGCCGATGCCATATTTATATAATCAATTACATTTGTGCTAGAACTTGAACCACCCCCCAAAAATAATGCTCGATTAGAGGTATCAATAGGACTAACACTCCCACTCGCATCACTAGGCGCAGAGTAACCAAACGCATTGATTGCCCAGACGTTAAACGTGTAGCTTGTGCCGTTAGATAAACCAGTGACTGTAATCGGTGAGCTTGAACCTGATACACCAATGCCAGAAGGATTTGACTGTGCTCTAAATCCAGTAATAGCAGATCCACCAACATCAGTCGGCGCGGTAAATGCAACGCTTGCCTGTGCATTTCCTGCTGTAGCACTAACCGCCGTAGGGCTGTCTGGTGCGTTCAGCCCGTCTTGACCTATAAAGCCGCCTCTACCTCTAGCCATGTGCGACTCCTATTAGTCGGTGATTTGCTCGTAGCTTACAATTACTTCTAAATCGCTTGCAGTACCCGCAGTTGCACTTATCGAAGTATTCTCTTCAAGATAAATCGCGGTGCTCTTATCCAACACAATCAATGATGCATCAGCAGGAACAGATACGGTTGCAACAAGCGAGTATGCTGTGCCCCCACCTGATGCCGCGCTGTGTACA